GATCCTCTTCAGGGCTTCCATACGTGCATCATCTCACGACGGCGGTTAATGTAGAAACATGGTCACCTACCAGTTCGCCGTTCCCTACGCTCCCACCGGGCCGCAGTTCGTCAGCGGGATCGTGGACCTGTTTACGGCTGCTCATGCAGCGGCCGGGACGGACGTTCTGGTTAAGGACGGGCCGTGGACATCAAAGGAATCCGCAACGTCCATCATTGCGGTCGGCTTCTCCGGATTCCAGTCCAGGTATGAGCGCCCCGGTATTGCTATGGGCGAGCAGTTCGGCATGGCCGATCTCCAGAGCAACGTGCGGGAGGAAGGACTCGGCCCGTCGCTGCGCGAGGCCCACAGCCTGACCTGTGCTTCGCTGGTGAGACTGGGCGGGACGAAGCAGATCCGCGACGCCCGGAACGAGGCCTACGAGAACATCCGGATCTGCGCTCTCGGGATCAGCCCCACGCACGGCCGGTGGCCCGGGGGCCTGGAGATGCTGACCATCGGCTCTTCCTCGACACTGTCCCAGACCCAGGACCACAACGGCGCTCTCGCAATGGTCCTGTTCACCGTCTCTGGCGAAGTGACAGCTCAGCAGTAGAACGAGGCTGGCATTCCGCATTGTTACGGCGTCGCCGTGTAGCCTTTCGGTAGTCCTACGCGTGGAGCTACCGAGAGGCATTCCATGACTACCTACGCGCTTCAGGGGCCATCTCACGCTGGCTCCGCAATCAGCCTGGCCGCCCCTGGCGGAACCGCAGGCGACCTGTGCCCGACCGGTCAGGGTGTTGGCCTGCTGGTGGTCTGCGGAACCGGCGCTGCTGGCACCGTTACCGTGACGCTTCCGGTCACCCCGAACTACGACGGCCTGGCCATCGCGAGCCGCACGGTCCCGTGCCTCGCCGGCTCGACCAACCTCATCCCGATCCCGGATGGCGTGTACGGCGCGGGAACCACTGGAGTCAACTACTCCTCGGTCGGCTCGGTCACCGTCGCAGCGATCAGGATCCCGTAGTGGCTGCCGAGCAGAACCCGTGGGTTGTGGCCTATCACCCGGGCCTCGACCAGACGACGCGGGTACGGGAATCGGCCATGCTCGCCATGCGGGCCTCGGGCTGGGTGACCTGGGACGAGAACGTTGAGATGAAAGAGCACCTGGCCCGGCTGGCAGGGGAAGCTCAGGAGACGAGCCCGGTGAAGGACTCGGACACCTCGGCCGCAGCGGGAAAGGCCGCTAGCGGGAAGGAGAAGTAATGGTTGCCACTCCTCTGAACCCGACCTCGCGGTACTACCCGCCAGGTACTCGGAAGGTGTACTGGTGCCCGACGCTGGCGAACTACCTTGCGCCAACGAGGGCGGAGCTGAACGCCGGCACTGACCTGTCGGCGGAGATCAACGCGATGACCGGCTGGTCGCTGACCTCTGCGACCGTCGACACCCCGGACATGGGCTCGCGGTTCACGAGCCAGATCCCGGGCGCGCTGACCTCGGCGTCGAACGACATCACGTTCTACACCTCCAGCAACAGCAACGACGTCCGCAACCTGCTCACGCGGGACACCAACGGCTACATCGTCCTCCTGTGGGAAGGCGACGTAACCGGGCAGAAGATGGACGTGTTCCCGGTCCGCATCACGACGCAGGCCATGGACACCACTGTCACGAACCCCGGCATGGTGACGATCAGCTTCGCGGCAACGAAGATTCCCGGAACGAACCTGACGATCCCGTAGCCTGGCGGCATGGTTGCCGAGCTACAGCGGATCGTCGCTTCCCTGGAGTCGATGAACTCGTTCGCCGTTACAAGCGAACTCCGGAAGGAACTTGCCAAGGCGGCCCGGCCCTTTGTTCCAAGGGTCCGGGCCGCCATCCTTAACATCGCCACCCACGGAACCAAGCACACCGGACTGCGCCTGCGCATCGCTGCCAGCGTTGAGGCTTACTCGTACATCTACTACGAGATCGCCGCTGTGGGCGTCCGGGTCTCCACCCAGCGGATGCCCAGCGGCCAGAAGGCCCTGCCCCTGACGATGGAGGGCGTGAAAATCTGGCGACACCCCGTTTTCGGCGACACCGAAAACTGGGTAACGCAGGAACCGCACCCGTACTTTGAAGAGGGCATGGCGGGATACGGACCCGCCGCGCAGCTAGCAGTCGGCAGGGCGGTAGACCATATCGCCCGCGTACTAGATCAGGGGCTTTAGATGACAGGGTTCCTCAGCAGGGACGCAATCTTCGCCGCAAACGACTACAAGGTCGAGGTCGTGGACGTGCCCGAGTGGGGCGGGCAGGTCAAGGTAAAGGGCCTGACCGGACGGGAGCGCGATGAGTTCGAGGCCGGCATGTTCGTGCGGCGCGGGCGCGAGATGGTCCGCGACACCGCGAACCTGCGCGCGCGCCTGGTCGTGCTGTGCTGCCTCGATGAGGCCGGCAACCCGCTCTTCCAGCGGGAGGACGTCAAGGCGCTGGGCGAGAAGTCCGGTGCCGCGCTCGACCGCATCTACGAGAAGGCGGCCATGCTCTCCGGGATCATGGAGAACGACCTGGAGGACAAGATCGAGGATTTCGGCGAAGCCCCTGGCTCCAGTTCATCTACGGGCTCTGCGAGAAACTCGGACGGGGCAAAGAAGAGTTCCTCAGCGTCGTCAGCTCCGCCGAGCTGACTGAGTGGCAGGCATACTTCGACTGGCAAGCGATTGTCAGGGACGAAGCTGAGCGTGGCGTAAACCGGAGAGGGCTGGACTGACGTGGCTCGCGTTGACTTCCTCGTCCAGGCCATCGACCGGGCGAGTAAGACGTTCGACTCGATCGCGCGTTCAGGCACAGTTCTCGATAAGCAGCTCAATTCCGTCAGCCGCACCACCGAGAAGCTCGATGAGCGCTTCCAGCGGGTCAAGGACTCCGCGAAGGGTGCGGCTGACGGACTTGCTCGCGTTGACCGGGCCAGCCAGAAGGCCGCTGACAACATGCGGCTCGCGGCCAACCAGGGTGAGCGACTGGCCCGGTGGAACCAGGCCGCTGCGGACGCGGCCCGCAACCTCGCGCGCGACCTGGACCGCGCGCAGCGCGCAGCGGACGCTGAGGCCGTCTCAGCACGCGCTGCGGCCGACGCGCTGGAGAAGCTGACGCGGGCCACTCTTGCCCAGCGCGCAGCGGTGGCCGGGATCGGGAAGTCGCAGACAGCTAATGCTGCCGCGACCGTAGCGGCTAACACCGCTGCTACGGCTGCTGTCAACCGGACGAACAGCGCGCTGCATAACCAGCAGGCTTCGCTCGCCACCCTGGGGCGCGGGTGGCGGTTCCTGGGTCAGGAGGTCACCCTCTTCGCCGGTCTGCTCCCTGGCGTGAAGGTCTGGCACTTCGTGCTGGACGCGATCGTGGAGTCCCTGGCCGTGCTGGTCCCTGCCCTTTCGGCGGTGGCCTTCGGGCTGACGGCCTTCGGTGCTGCGGCCTTTGACGCGGGCCGGGAGATCGCTTTCTTCCTGCTCAACATCCATGAGATCCACGACGCCACCGGCAAGGCCATCGCGCCGCTGACGAACAACCTGGAGAAGCTGCATGACGTCGTGCGGCCGATGGTGTTCCAGCTCTTCGGTGACGCCATCCTCATCGCCGCTAAGAAGTCCGGCCTGTTCAACCAGGCAGCGATCCAGACCGGTCAGGTCCTGGAGAGGTTCGGCAACAAGATCACCACCGCTATCCTGCACAGCCAGGGCGGGCTTGAGAAATTCTTCGAGGTTGGTGCCCGGGACGCCCACCAGTTCGGCATCGTCCTGGAGAACATCGGCAAGATTCTCTTCAAGCTGATCCAGGTCTCCGAGCAGACGCACATTGCCGAGTTCCTGCTTGAGGGCCTCGTGGTGGCCTCGAAGCTCCTGGCCCTGATCACCAAGCTCCCGACGTGGCTTCTGGCCGTCGCGTTCGGGCTTCACGGTGTCTACCTGTGGGGCGGCCTGGCCGTGACGAAGGCCGTGCAGCTTATCTCGGTCCTGGCGAGATTCGCTGCCTTCGCCGGCGGTATCCGGCTCGTCAACACCGCAGTCGGAACACTGCCCAAGAACGCGACCGCTATCGAGCGGCTAAGGGCAGTATTCGTTGACCTTGCTAAGGGCATCGCTGCCATCCCGGGCCGGCTCGGTTCCGCTGCCAAGGCAATGCTCAATTTCGTCCGGGAGGGCAACCGCATGGCCCGGGTCCTGGAGGCCCTGGGGAAGATCCCGTGGGGCGTCTGGGCCGGGGCCGCTGTCGCCGCCCTCGCCATCTTCGTCATCTTTGCCGCCCGCGCCAGGGACGAGACGAAGAAGTGGATCGATGAGCTGAACAAGGGCATCCTGAAGGCCTCCATCCCGAAGGCACTGGGCGCTATCTCCTCGGGCCAGGAGCAGGTGGCCTCCAAGCTCAAGGACGCTAACGCCGCTCTTGCCGCACAGCGCAAGGGCCTGGGGGACAACGCGATCGCCTATGGCCGGTTCCAGGGCCAGACCATCGCTAACGCACGAGCGGTCCAGGAGCTTTCCGGCGAGACGACGAAGCTGTCCAGAGACTATGACAGGTTCAACACCAGGCTTGCTGGCGTCGCCAAGCTGTCGAAAGGCGTGGGGGACGCTCAGGGTCTCCTGGTCGCTGCCGGTGTCACCACGTCGGACATGCTGTCCACGCAGAAGGGCGCATGGGATTCGATCGTCGTTGCGGTCGAGGCCACGCTCGTTGCCTACAAGGACCTGGGCCAGACCGGGACAACCCTGACCAATGACCTCGCGGTCATGACCAAGACCACCGATTCCCAGCAGCAGGCCGTTTCCAAGCTGAACTCGGCCTGGAGCACTTTCATCACCAACATGACGGCGACTCAGTCGACCTTCGATACCGTCATCCAGGGCACCCAGACCCTTTCGGACGCCTTCAACAAGGCGGGAGGGGCCGGCCTCAAGGTGTCGGTCTCGCTGGGCAAGATCAAGGACAAGTTCGAGCTGACCCGCGCCCCGATCGATTCCCTGACTAAGTCCGGCGTCGCCCTTAACCAGGCATTTGAAGAGCAGATCGTCAATATCGAGAAGCTGTTCGAGTCGCTTCGCCAGGCCAACGTCTCGCAGAACCTCTTCAAGAAGGCGACCCAGGACGCTATCGCCCCGATGCTCAAGTACGCGCGGGGGAGCAAGGAAGCCACCGACCAGCTCATCGGCCTCGCGCAGGAAGCGGGCTTCCACGGCCCGGCCTCCTTCAAGCGGCTGGTGGAGTGGGTCGGTAACACGCACGGCGCTATGAAGTCGCTGAAGAACATCACCAACCAGGCGACTATCCAGAACGCCCTGCTGAACAACTCGATGGACGCCACCTCGAAGCTGATGGCAGGCAAGCTCAAGCAGTCCCTTGACGTGGCTATCTTCACCTACGAGCACGTCACCCGTGACGTGGACGCCTACGCGAAGGCCATCGTGGAATCGGGCGTGAAGTCTGACCAGGCCGCAGCGGCGCGCAAGCGCGTCATCAATGACCTGATCGCGACGGGCCACCAGGCCGGTATCGGCAACCGCGCCGTCGCCGGCATGATCTCCACCATCCTGAAGATCCCGTTCGGCAAGGCCTTCAAGCTGGTCATGGACGGCCAGGGCCACTTCCGGATCGGTGAGGTCAACGCCTTCTTCCAGAAGGGGAAGAACCCGCAGCCGAACTCGACACCGGGCGGTCGCGCGGCCGGCGGCCTGATCACTGGCGGGACTCCGGGCAAGGACTCGGTCACCGCGAACCTCATGCCCGGTGAGGTCGTCGTGCCGACGCACATGGTCAACGCGGGAGCTGTCGACCACCTGCGGGGCAGTCTCCCTGGCTTCGCTGCCGGCGGTGTCGTACGCGGGACCCCGGGCGTCCTGGCGGGCCGTCCCGGTCACTACGTCATCCGGGAAGAGAACGCCTACACGCGCAACGCGCAGAACCAGATGGTCTCCGTGATGCGCCAGGCCCTCACAGCAGCGGAGAAGGCCGCTATCGCTGCGCAGAGGGCAGCGTCGGGCGGAGGCGCGGGTGTGGCCGGCCCTGGAGGCGGTCAGCCCGCAGCGAACGCAGCTCTGGCGCGGAAGATGTACCCGGCATGGGGAAGCGGCGCGGAATGGTCCGCGTGGAATTCCATTGCAATGGCAGAAAGCGGCTGGAATCAGTATGCCAGGAATAGCAAGTCTGGCGCTTATGGCATTCCGCAGGCATTGCCGCCATCTAAGATGGGTGCGGCTGCTAATCCTCCGCAGAGTAATCCTCACGCCCAGATTAGCTGGATGATCGGTTATCTGAAGGGAAGGTATG